GCCTGGTCGCCCGCGGTCTTGCTCGCGTCCGCGTTCTTGTCGAACTCGAACCGCGAGGCGGCGATCATCAGCTCGACCTCCGCGACCTCTTCGATCGACTCGCGGCTGTAGCCCTGCTCGAACAGCAGCACCATGCCGCCGCTGATGCAGTCCTTCGCCACGCGATCGGGGTCGGCGCCGAACAGCGGCAGGGCCTTGTTCCCGATGTGGGCGTTGAGCGCCTGCTCGGCGGCGGCCTTCTCGGCCGCGAGCTTGTCGACCTCGAGCTCCTGCTCGCCGATCTTCTCGAGCCAGCGACGGCGCTCGATCTCGGTGCCCTCGGCCGGCGCCTCGGCCTTGAGCTTCTTCATCGCCTTGTTCGCCGCCTTGAGGTTCTCGGCGGCCTCGAGGCGGCGGCGCTGCAACTGCGCCAGGGTGACTTCGCGGGCGTGGTAGCGCCCGAGCATGATCTCAGGGGTGTCCGTCTTTGCCATGCTGTAACGCATAGGCCCTGTCCTGCGGCGCGTCAACCGCTTTTCGCCGCGTCCGCGTCGTCGCCTGCGACCAGCGCCCGCGACAGCTCGGCGTAGAGCGCCGGGCCGCGCTCACCGGCGACCCACCGCTCGGCGACCGCCTGCGCGGTCATCCAGGTCGACAGCCGGCACAGCGTCGGCCCCCACGCCTTGACGAGCCGGATCTCGTCGTCGGCCAGGGCGCGGGTCTTGAGCTCGCGCTCCTGCTCTCCCGCGGCGGCGGCGAGTTGCTGCATCGTGTCGAGGATCGCCGCGCTGTCGCGCACGGTCTCGAGCAACACCGCGACCGGCCGCTTGTCGACCATCGACAGCGGCGACAGGGCGCGGGCGCCGGCGGGGCGGATGTCGTTGATCGCCTTGATCAGCGCCCCGAGGCCGGCGGGGTCGCTGCTGCCGACGCCCTGCCGGAGCAGCCGCTCGACCTCGCCGGCCTTGAGCTTGCCGAGGGTCCACCAGCTCGCGCGGGTATATTGCTCGGCGCGGCCGGGCGCGCCGGCGACGTACTCGTAGAGCCTGTCGCACACGGTCTCGAGCTCGGCGACCGTGCGGCCGCCGGCGAGCAGATCGACGATCGCCGCCCTCACGCCGTCCTCGTCGACCGGCGTCGGAGACCTGCCCGCGAACTCGAACGCGGCCCGCCGCCGCTGGTCGTGGTAGGCGAATACCCGCTCGACGTCCGCGGCGCGCTCGGCCAGCACCGCGGAGCGCTTGCCCTCGCGGGTGCGCGGGCGCGAGGACGCCGGCGGCGCGTAGGTCCGCAGCGCGGGGATCGGCTCCTGGCGCTCGCGCGGCAGCACCTCGGCCTCGACGACCTCGGGCACGACCGCCGGCCCGAGCTGGATCGACACCCCGAGCGAGGCCGCGACGGCGCGCACGGCGGCGACCGGGTCGACGACGCCGGCGGCGCTGACGATGATCCCGTCGCCGGCGGAGATCTCGATCCGCGCCGGCGGCAGCGCGGCCGCTGGTGGCCGCACGAGCACCGGGCACGCCGCCGCAAACGCGGCCTCGAACCCCCCGAGGCGCTTGGCGCAGTGGATCCGCAGGTCCTCACGGATCTCGTCGCGCAGCGGCGAGTCGGGGATCTGCGCCCACGACACGCGCCACCCGCTGACGTTCTTGGGCGACTGCGGGGGGTTCCACCCGAGCACCGGCGGCAGCCAGACGACGCCCGCGTGCCAGTCGGCGCGGCAGCAGCTCGTCGGCAGCGCCGCCGAGATCCGCTCAACCTCCTCGCGGGTCCACCCGAGCGACGCCGCGACGGCGGCGACGTCGACGAGCACCAGGCCGGGGATCAGCGTCGACTCCGGCGCGGTCGCCAGCCGCAGCCACAGCAGGCGCGGGCGCTCGGGCAGGCGCGCCCACCATTCGGCGCGCCAGATCGACGTCAGGATGCGGCGGTAGATCTCCTCAGTGTGTCGCGGCTTGCGCATAGATGGTCCCTTGGGCGATCGCGTCGATCGGCACCGACACGGGCTCGAGCAGACGGCGCGCGAGGTCGATGCCGGCCCGGTGCTCGCGCAACTTGTCCTTGAGGCCCTGCCGCTTGAGCGTCGGCAGCAGGTCGAACAGCGTCTTGAGGCTGCCGTACTGCAGGATCAACTCGGCGGCCGTCTTGTCGCCGACCCCCGGCACCCCAGGGATGCCGTCGACCTTGTCCCCGCACAGGGCGAGCATGTCGAGGACCTTGCCCGGCGGCACCCCAAGGCGCTCCTGCACCCCCGCCTCCTTGACGATGCGCCAGCCGTCGCCGATCCGCGTGTAGACGTGGATCGGCGGCAAGGCGTCTGTCACAAGAGACAGCATGTCCTTGTCGGAGGTCAGGAGATAGACCCTATGCCCGGCCTCCCGCGCAGGCAAGGCCAGTGACGCGATCAGATCGTCGGCCTCGTAGCCGTCGACGCGCACGGTCGACGCGCCGAACCGCGGCATGTAGTCGCGCGCGAGCTCGACCTGATAGCGCAGGTCGTCGGGCATGTCGGTTCTTCCGGCCTTGTACGCGGGCAGGAGATCTTTGCGGCCCGAGCACGACCCGCCGCCGTCGAATACGATCGTGACCGCCCCTGGCCCATAGGACAGCAGGCGCGTCACCAGCGACCGCAAGCCGCGGACGGCGTTGACGTTGTGGCCCTGGTGCATCTGCACCGGGGCCGCGTGGTAGTAGCGGTAGAGCAGGTTGTGCGCGTCGAGCAAGAACATCGTCCGCGGCCCGCCGACCGGCGTGTCCTCGGCGGCTACCACTCGATCCCCTCCTCGGGTCCGCCGTCCTCGAACCACCGGCCGACCGCCTCGGCGACCGCGGCGAGGGTGAACGCTCGAGCTGCCTCGCGGCCCGGAAGCCGCAGCTCGAGCGCGTTCTCCAGCTCGAACTGCGGAACCCCGATCTGGTGCTGCGGCCGGGTGATGCCCGGGCCGCCGGTGTGATGAGCGCGGCACAGCGGCGCGAGGTTGCCGACGCGCCGCCCGTCGACCTCGATCCACGCGGACCCGCCGGCGCCGCGGCTGCGGACGTGGGCCGGGTCGACCGGGTCTCGCCGGCAGCCCGCGACGCAGCACGGCAGGCGGCGCACGGCGTCGGCCAGCGGCCCGAAGTCCTCGCCCTGGGCGGCCTGGGCTCGCTTCGGGTTGCGGGCCCGGATCGCCGTGCGGCGGGCGAGCGGCTTGCCGGGCGCGAGCGCAGACTTCGCCTCGATCGGCGTGTGGCGCTCGAGCCGGGTCCGGCGCGCGAGGGGTCCACCGCGTTTCACGGGCCCTCCGCCGGTGTTCCACGTGGAACAGTTGTTGAGCTCGCTCGGGCCTCGGCCGCGTCGGCGGCCGCCCGGGCGGCGACCGCTGCGCGCTCGGCGTCCTCGCGGGCGGCAACGGCGGCGACGAGGGCCTGCTGCGATCCGAGCAGGTCGGCCCGCAGGGCGCGGATCCGGCGACCGCGCACGATCGCGGCGATCCACCCGAGGACCGCGAGCAGGATCGCCGCGATGGCGACGGCGAGCGCCATGGAGGCCACGGCGACGGCGGACATCATGCCGCCTCCCCGAAGTCGTAGGCGCTGCCGTCCGGCCACTCCTGCACCCGCAGGTCGGCCGGCCACTCGCGCGGGTCCTCGCCCTTGCCATGCGCCAGGTGCAGCACCCGGCCGAACTCGCCGCCCGGCAGTTGCACGAGCTCGGCAACGTCTCCGCAGCGCCCGCAGGTCGACCCCTCGAACACCTTCCCCTCGCAGCCGATGCACGATGGCGTGCCCACGGGCACCGCCCCGAGCTGCTTGACGAACACGTGGCGGCCGGCGGCCCGCGCCTGCCGGATCCCCCAGCGGATCCAGGCCGTGTTGCACGGGCGCGCCTTCGGGCCGGACTCGCCGCCGAGGATCAGCCAGTGCGCGATCTTGAGGCCGGCGCTGAAGTCGGTCGGGCCGATCAAGGGCTCCCCGCTGATCAGCTTCACCTGCGCCGGAATCGCCTCGAACGCCCCGAGCTTGGCGTCCAGGCTCGGCTGCGAGCCTGCCGAGATCCCGATCCAGACGTGCGGGGGAACGCCTGCGCGCCAGCGCGAGGCGAGGCGTGCGAAGTTCTCGGGCCGCTTCGTCAGCAGGATCCACCGCAGGTTCGGCGCCGCCTCGATCGCGTCGAGCATCATCGCCCGGCGCTCGACGAGGTCGGCGCGGTCCTCGAGCCAGTCCATTTGCGACCCGCCGAAGATCAGCCGAGGCCATCCGGCCTCGGCCGCCTCGCGGTCCCACGCCCTCACCTTGCGCAGCGTCGCCGCGGTCGTGAAGTGCCGCGGCGCGTGCTGCCCCCACACCGGCAGCGACCTGTCGCGGAACGTCGGCAGGCGCCGGCGCTCCGCTTCGCGCTCGGCGTAGCAGTGCTTGCACTCCTGGTCGACCTTGCTGCAGCCGATCCAGTAGTTGACGCTGTAGCCCGGCTGGCCGCCGTGCTCGAACGGCACGCGCCGCCCGTGCGCTGGCGGGTGCAGCCACCCGATCGACGACTCACCCATGATGCGCCTCCTGCCCGATCGCGGGCGCGTTGATCTCGATGAACCGCGCCGCAGCTCGCAGCGCCTCGACGGCCCGCGCCCGCGCCTCCTGGGCGCGCTGCGGCGCCGCGTGATGCCAGCGGAGGACCGCGGCCGGGTGGTACAGCGCGAACAGCCGCACGCCGAACAGCGGCGACGCCTGGTCGCGCGGGGCGAGGACGATGCCCCGCTCGTCGACGCCAGCGATCGTCAGCTCGGGCGCGAGCGACGACAGGGCGACCACCCCGATCGTCACCACCGCCCACGGCCGCACGAGGCCGACCTGCTGCAGCAGGTGCTCGCGGCAGGCTGCAGCCTCGGCCGGGCGCGGGCTGCGGTTGCGCAGGGTGCCCGGGCGCTTCCCTGGCTCGGTCGGGCGGCACGCGAGCGCGTTGACGATCCGCACCGCCTGCCGGTCGACGCCGGCGGCGAGCAGCCACCGATCGAGCTCCTGCCCGGCGTCGCCGACGAACGGCCGCCCCTCGGCCTCCTCGGTCGCGCCCGGCGCCTCGCCGACGAGCACGATCCGGGCGTCGTCTGGCCCGTCGCCGAACACCCGAAACGCGGGGGGCCGCGCCGCCGTGCAGGCGGTGCAGCCCCTCACCCTGCCCTCGAGGACAGGGAGCGTGATCACGACTTCACCCCGATCACGATCTGCTCGTCGACGTAGATGCCGCCGACGTGGACGCCGGCCTTGATGGCCTTGGCGACCGCGGCCTCGTCCACCTTGAGGAGCTGCAGCACGGTCCCGTCCGGCAGCTTGACCGTGTGCGGCACCTTCTCGATGTTCTTGACGACGACCTTCTCGCGGCGCTGCTCGTAGCACGAGGTCGCCTCCTCGACGCCGAGCCGCGGCTTGGCCTCGACGACGCGCCGGGCGAGCGCGACGCGGGCCTCGACCATCGGGGTCACGACCGCATCGATCTCCCGCTTGACGGCCTTGACGGCCTCCTCGATCGGCTTGATGAGCCCCTTGGTCGTCGTCTCGATCTCGGCCTCGAGCCCCTTCATGCGCGAGGCGAGCGCGTCGGCGGTCTCGAGGGCGGCCGCGCTGGTGATCTCCTTGGCTGCGATCGCGGCCGCCTCGCGGGTGAGCGTGTCGACGCTCGCGCGCACGTCCGCAGGGATCAGCGTCGCCGACAGCTCGGGGATCTCGGCGCGCACGGGTTCGATCGCGGTGGTGGACTTCTTGCCCCCGCGCTTGGCCGGGGTGGTAGCAACTGCGGTTCCCATCTCTATCTCTCTTCTCGCGCCTTCGCGCGGCGCCCTCGGCGGGAGTCGAACCCGCGCGGTCTACTCGGGCCAGGAGTGAAGCGCCTCAACGGATACCCCGATGTGGTCTGGCCTGTTTCGTCCGCACCTGTTGCCGCCGAAGCGGCCGAGGGCAAAGGGCCCGGGCGCTCGCTACGCCCGGGCAGATCGCACGCCTAACACTGTCTCTTTCGCTACGCCTGCTGATCAGCACGGCGCCGACGAGCTCTCACTCGCCGCGGCGACATGATGCACCTCCCTGTAGTGTCTGGCCTCCTCGATCAAGCGCACCCGGTCGGCGCAGGTCAGCCGGTCGGCGATCCAGTCACGCTCGATCGCGCCGATCACCGTATCGACATCGTCGCCGGTGAGCCGTCCGAACGCCGCGAGGTAGCTTGCGAGGCGAGGCATAACCCCTATCTAAATCTCGCCCGCGCATCGGTCAAGCATCTATGATCGCGCGCGCGTCGGATCCCCATGCGCCAGGCGGCGCGCCTGCGCGCGGGATCACAGAACCCCCGCCGCTCGAGCTCGACAAGGTGCGCAAGGGCGATCGCGGCCGACACGATCGGCACGTCGAGGACCTGCGGCGGGGCGCAGGGGTGCAGGGCGACGGCGCGGTAGCCCGCGCTGTCCGGGCACTCCGCCGGCCGGACGCCGAAGCGCCTGCTCAAGCTTCTTGAGCTCGCGGAGCTGCGGATCCACGCGATCCGGGGCCGGGGCCGCCGGCGCGCGCGAGCGCGGGGCCTTCGCGGCCGTCTTCCACGCCTCGCCGAACGCCTTGGCCGACGCCCCGGTCAGGCGCCGCTGTAGCCGCGCCGCCGCCTCGGGGGTCCAGGTCGCGCCGAGACCCGCGAGCCGCCGGGCAGGACGCGCTCGACGACGGGGGACAGGTCCATCAGCCGGCCCTCGCCGCCGCGGCCTTCTTCGACTCGGTGCCCTTCGGGTCCGGGTCGCTCCCGGGGTCCTGCGCGTCCGCCCGCGCCGCGAGCTCGCGCACCTCGGCGCCCATGTCGGCACCCGGCAGGTGCATCACCCGATCGGCCAGCTCGCGCACGAACGCCGCCGGCCAGCGCACGACGAGAGCCCGCTCCGCGTCGGTCAGCCGCTCGAAGTGCTCGCCGAGGATCCGCCGGGCCAGCACGGGACCGACGCCGTAGATCGCGGTCCGCAGGTCGAACCGCCCGGGCCGGGTCACGGCGCAGGGCAGCTTGCCGGCGTCGTTCACCGTGGCGACGAGGAGCTTCTGCCGGGCGTGGATCGCCTCAAGCATGTCGAGCAGCGTGTCGACCGCCGCGAACCTGTCGAGGTCGTCGATGAGGACGACGTCGGGCTCGAGCAGCCGGATCGCGGCCTCGATCACGGACGGGCGCAGGTAGTTGAAGTCGGCGACCGCGATCCGCAGGACCTTCCCGCCGAAGCGCTCGACGGTGCGGCGGGCCAGCGCGCGGGCGACCGTGCTCTTTCCGGTCCCGGGCGGGCCGACGAGCAGGACGGACCGCGTCTTGCCGGCCTCCATGATCGGCAGGCACCGCGCCCAGATGTCGTCGGCGTGCTCCGACAGCGCGTCGGTCGGGGCGTCGGCGGCGAGCACGTCGACCTTGTCGGCCCACATGCCGGTGGGAGCCAGGCGGGTGCTCGGCCCGAGCGTCTGCCAGAGCTGATCGCGCACGAAGGCGAGGAAGGCCGCCTGGTCGCGCTCGGCGAAGAAGACCGCCGACGAGCCGCTCTCGCTGACGAGCACGCCCTGCCCGGCGACATCGGCCAGGTGCCAGTTGTTCGTGCTCTTGACGATGCGGGACCGCACCACCGCGAGCGCGACGTCGCCGAGCTCTTGAGCGACCGCGACGCGCTGCCAGTCGCGGGCGAGCTCGCTGAAGTCGCGGACCAGGGTGGCCGCGGCGAGGCTGGCGCCGTGGAGGAAGACCCCGACGATGCCGAGGGCGGCGAAGCGGCCCCCGGCGATGGTGAGCGCCGTGGCGACGTCCTTGAGCCTGTTCAGGGTCTCGGCCGTGCGATGCAGCGCGAATTGATGGCGGAATGAAGCTCGCACCGTGTTTCTCCTTCGGGACCGCGGGCGGGGCCTCGAACCCGCCAGACACCGGCTGTCGCGGTCGTTGGCGAAGATCATGGCGTCCGCCGTCTGCACGGACAGCTTGACGATGTGCCGGGTCTTCTCGCCGGCCCCGATCGCGCGGCATCCGGCCGACTCGGCGCGGCAGATCCTCACGAGCTCGGCGGCGAGGTCGGCCCGGCCCGCCGCCCAGGTCACGAGCGCGATCGCGGCCTCGGGCGACGCGGTCGCTGCCCACGTCGCCAGGCTGATGATCAGAGACCCGATCACAGATCGCCTCGCGCGTGAGTTCGCTCGAAGTCCTCGGCGAGCTGTCGCAGGTGATCGGCCGAGTCCCCGGCGGGCACTGACAGGGCGACGAGCAGCGCCTCGCCGTGCTCCCACGCGAGATCCCAGGTCCACCCGGGCTCGTCGTCCTCGCCGCACCAAGAAGCCGGTAGAGACGGCCGTGCGGCGTGTCGACGGCGACAAGGGCCCGATCGGGCACCGCCCGCCAGCCATGGCGCTCGCCCGGCCTCATGCGGCCTCGCAGTCCGGGCAGGGGCCGCCCTTGGTGCCCGCCGGGCGATCACAGGGCAGACCGAGCCGGGTCCGGTTGCACGCCCGCGGCAGCCGCCCGACGCGCTCGGCAAGGTCGACCGCCTCGGCGAGCGACAGCATGCCGGAGTGCGCCGACCTGTACATGTCGACGCTGGCGCGGTGGACCTCGCAGCGGGCCTTGAACAGCGCCCGCTGCACGGGATTCGGGGGCTCGGCCTGGGCGCCGGCGAGGTGGACCTGCGCCGGGATGCAGCCGAGGGCGTGGTGCGCCAGGTAGATCATGCAGTCGTCGACGCGGTTGCGGCCGACCGCGCCGCCGGGGTGCAGCGCCCGCGCCGGGTCGTCGGGGTCGCTGGCGACGCGGATCCGGGCCTGAAACCGCTCGAGGTCGTGGGCCAGGTGGAGCCCGCCGAACCCGTGGGGGATGCAGACGATCGCGCCGTCGATGTTGGGCAAGCGCAGGGCGATGATCAGGTAGTCGGGTTCGCTCACAGCGCACCGCCCTTCGCCGGCTCGTCCGGCGGATCGAGTCGGACGAGATGCCCGTGCGCGTCGATGTGCTCGCCCGTCTCGGGGTCGGCCAGTTCGCGCGCCCGCGCGGCGTCCTCGGGCGAGGCCGGCGCAGGTGCGTCCCGCGACGAGATCCCGTGGAAGTTGCCAAAGAAGCTCGTGCGGCCGTCCTCGAGCTGGCTGACGAAGTTGCCGAACCGCTCGAACACCCGCGACAGCGCCTGGAGCCGGATCCTGTGTTCCTCGGCGCGGGCCTTGGCCCGGATCGCCGCGAGCAGGCTGGCGGCCTCCTCGCGGTTGTTGGTGCGGTCGAGGATCTCCCACCGACCGCGCACCTCGAGGCCCTCGAGCCCAAAGCCTGTCGCGGCGCGACCGTGCAGCGGCCGCACGTGCAGCGCCCGGGCCTTGTCCCCCTTGCCGGCGAGGATCACCGCCTCGGCCCACCCGGCGAACACGAGTTCCTCGACGTCGTCGACGCTGCCGAGCAGCTCGCCCGCGAGCTCGCGCCCGTCCTCGCCGAGCACGACGACGACGAGGCGGGCGTCGCCGCGGGTGCCGGCGCGGACATACAGCGCGGGCACCCGCGTGCCGCGATGCCCGGCCTGCCGCACGCCGTCGTACGCCTCGACGGCCGCGCGGTCGAGCATGTGGCGGCCGGCGGCGGTGACGGCCGGCAGGGCGCCGCTGGCGACCAGGGCGCGCACGTTGACCTCGGAGCAGCCGAGCGACCGCGCGGCCTCGGCGGTGCTCCACGTCGCCGCCCGCATGACGGCGGCGACGTCCAGCTCGCCGGTCGCCGCCCGGCAGCGGGCGACCGCGTCGAGCAAGAAGGTCCACCGGGGATCCCGCAGCACCGCCGCGGTCCAGACCGGCAGGCCGTCCCGCAGCTCGAGGCCGGCGGCGAGCGGGTTGGTCGGGCCGTAGAGGAGATCCTCCGCCGCGGCCCCGTTCGGCGAGGCGAGGATCGAGTCGTAGAAGCGCTCGAGGATGGCATCGACGTCGACGTCGACGAACTGCCCGAGCAGGGTCGTGTAGCGCATGGGCGCCTCCTGTCTCTTGAGTCTGGTCCGGGGAGGGGCCCCGCCGCCCGCCCGGACCAGGCGGGCGGCGGGGTTGTTTAGGCCGAGGGGCCGAGGATCTCGGCGGTGCCGAGGTAGGAGACGTAGATCGCCTCCTGGCGGTATGGAGCCGGCCTGCGGGGCCGGGTTGGGGATGGCCGGGTTCGCCCCGGCCTGGCGTTCAGGGCCGCGCGGCCCGCCGGTCGAAGTCCTCGGCGATCCGCCGCTGTCGCTCCTTGAGTTCGGCGAGGGACATCTCGCCCCCGGCAACCCGGGCGGCGGGGCGGGCGGCGACCTCCTCGTCGAACGAGACGTCGCGGGTGGTCGGGTAGTCGCGGAGGGTGTCGGTGTTGCGCGAGGCCATGGGCGTTATGTACTACCAACGAAAGCGCGGCGCAAGTATCTTGCGCCGCGCTTTCATCGTCTATCTTGCGACCTCTCTCACACGCCGTCCGGCCGCATGCCGCGGAGGTGCGCCAGCCCGACAGGCCGGCCTGCGTGCAGCGGCAGGGCGACGAGGGCGGCCGGGTCCTCGCCCTCGGGCACGGCGCGCCCGACCTCGCCATAGGCGACCTGCGCCGTCAGGACGCGGCCGCGGACCACCTCGCCGTCATAGACGGCCCGGAACCGCTCTCCCGCGCGCGGCGTCCACGGCCCCGGGGCGGCGCACCGGCCGCCGGCGGCGATCCAGGCGTCCCGCACGGCGATCCAGGAGACCCGCGACGACTTGAGCGGGCACTCGTCGGTGTCGACGCGGATCGAGCCGATCGGCCCGCCCTCGCCGAGCGCGACGAGATCGATGCTCATCCCGGGCGGGCACTGCAGGCCGCGGTGCCGGCCGTTGACCACCTCCCCGCGCAGCTCGTCGGCGCCCATGGCCCGCATGACCGCGACCCACCGCTCGGCGACCTCGAGCTCGATGTCGCCGAGCAGCACGTCGACGCGGACGAGCTGGTAGCCGATCTCCTCCATCGCCTCGCGGGTGAGGATCGCGCCCTCGGGCGGGCGGCGCAGGAGCTTGCAGCACAGGGCGGTGTCGCCCGGCCGGAAGTTGACCTCGAGGCGGCTCATCGGCACCTCGGCGCCGATGAGCCCGGCGAACGCATGGGCGGCGCCCTCGTGGCCGAGCGCGGAGACGATCGGCCGGTCGGCGCGCTCGAGGATGTCCCGCATCTCCTGCGCGGAGATCGGCGTGACGACGTAGCGGCGCGAGGGTGTGTGCGCGGCCGGGAAGTTGAGCAGGTAGATGGTGTTGCCGGTGTGCCCGGCGGGGATCGTGCTGTGGATCTGCATGGTCGTGACCTGCGCCTGGTGTGCGGCACGGCGGCGGCGCGGCGCCGTGCCTGTTGAAGTCGTCCAACGGGGCCGATCGATCAGCCGGTCGATCGGATGAAGGTGTGCGCGTGGCGGATCGCGGCGGCGAGCAGCTTGGCCGTCGTCGCAGTCGCCGCCAGATCGGCGAGCTCGGCGCGGGTCGGCGGCCGCAGATCGCGGGCGTCGACGTAGGCATGCGCGACTTGATAGGCGGCCTCGAACCGCTCGATCAGGTGCGAGGCGAGGACCGCGGCAACGTCGCGGACCTCGTCGGCGAGGTAGAGGCCGTCCGCCCCGAGGATCGTGGCGAGGGCGCGATCGTGTTCGGCGTCGGAGATCGGCATCGTCAGACCTTGGCCGGGGAAAACGCGGCGGTGAAGAATGCGCGGACGCGATCCACGATGCCGGAGTCGAGCGACATCGTCGGGATCTCGCGGGCGCGGCACCAACCCGCGATCCATCCCGCGAGCGATCGGTGGATCTCCTGGGCGCCGGGGATCTCGCGGGCCGACAGCGCCGGCACGCGCCCCCAGGGCTGATCGAGGTAGACCGCGGCTTTGCCGGCGGCGAGGTCGGCAAGCAGCTCGTCGGCGAGCTCGCGGCGGGCATCGTTGGGGAGTGCGATGGTCAAAAGCATGTGTCCTCGGTTTCAGTTGAGGCCGAAGTGCTCGGCGCGGTGCGGGGCGGCCTCGACGTCGCGAGCGAGCGCCCGCTGCAGCTTGTCCTGCTCGGGCTCGCGCGCGACCGGCCGCCCGGGCAGATCGTCGAACGAAGCGAAGTCGAACAGGTCCCGGTCGTCGGTGTCGATCGCCATGCGCCCGTTATAGGACCTGTCCTATCTCGCGTCAACTAACTTTTTTCCGCTCCTATCCAGGGTCCATATCGCCCTTGATGAACACGTAGTCGGCCGCGGACGGCCCGATCGTGCGCGCCTGAATCCACCACTCGGCCCGGTCCTGGCCGAGCACGTGCGCCGCACGGGCGGAGATCTCTGCCCGGATCGCGGGCCCTCCGGCTGCGAGCGCCTCGGCCTCGGCGGCGGCCCGGTCGGGCTTGGCGGTCGTGCGCCCGCGCTGCAAAGCCTTCGCCCAGGCGGCGAAGTGGCGGGCCCGAGCCGCCCGAACGCCGACCGGGTGCCACCCTCGCCCGCGGTCGAGCGCGTCCCAGATCGAGCGGCAGGTGAGGATCTCGTCGTCGCGGATCCTCGAGGCGAAAGCGATCTGCCGCTCGGTGCCGCGCAGCCGCGGCAGGTCCGGGGCGGTGAACGGGTTGTCGAGCGGCAGGGCCGCCTGCTGCGCCGTCATGCTGGCCTCCCGAGGTCGAGGCAGGCCGGGCGCGCCGGCACCCGCACGTCGTCGTGGTCGCTTGCGTGGACGTGCGAGGCGGCGGCCCACCGGGCGACGAGGCCGCGCTCGAGCAGCGACCAGCCGCGGATCCAGTCGAGGCGGGGCGCGAGCGCGGCCTCGTCGGCGGCGTCCTCGGGCCACACACCGACGAGCAGCAGCAGGTCGTGCAGCGTCGCCGCGCCCTGCTCGTGGAAGAACTCCCACGCGTCGGCCCGGGCCTCCGGCTCGGTCGACGCGTGGTCGCTGCTCTCGCCGTTGTTCCATTCCCACCGCGAGACCCTGCCCATGATCTCGCCGAGGACCTCGCCGTCGTCGCCGAAGTCGTCGTAGGACGCGGTGGCCCGGTGGACCGCCGCCTCGCACGTCCACGCAAGCGACCACGACGACGTGCGGGTGTCCCGCAGCTTGAACCCCGGCGGCAGCGCGGCGAGCTGGTGGTCGGCCCAGGCAGCGGCGTGAGCCGCTGCCTCGTCGGCGCACAGATCGCCCTTGCCGGCGCCGCCCTCGGCCCGCGCGGCGGCCAGGGCGATCGCCTCGCCGGGCCGGCACCACACCCACCCGACCGGCGGGGCCTCGAGGTCGAGTGCGTCGGCCTGCAGCACCCCGGCGGCGACCGCCGCCGGCGAGCCCGCGAGCACCGGCGCGAGGTGGTAGCCCGGCGGCGGCTCGGCGAGGTCGAGTTGCTCCTCGTCGGCCTCCGGCAGCGGCAGGGTGCGGCAGCGGCAGGCATAGGCCATCGGGCAGGGCATCCCGCTGTCGCACACGCCGCCACACCCGCAGCAGACATGCCCGCCGCCGAGCCTCGGCCGCGCGCGGGTCTCGTCGAGGTCGTCGAGGCCGAGGGCGAGCAGCACGTCGGACGGGTCGGCGTCGAAGCAGTCGGCGACGCCGCCGATGAAGCTGCGGATCTCGTCGTCGTCGAGGCGGCCGCGCTCGGCGATCGCCGCAGTCGCGGCCTCGCAGGTCGAGCGCAGGATCGCGGCGGCGTAGTCGGGCATCACAGATCGATGAGTCATGGTCGTTACGCTCCAAGGATGCCGCCCAGGTCGCGGCCGGTGTTGAGGTTGGCCCACGCCTTGATCAGCGGGGCGAGCTTGGCGTCGACGACCGCCGCCGGCTGCTCCTGCTGCTCGCGCAGGAACTTGCCGACCTCGGCGCCTTCGCCGGCGACGCGGGCGAACCTGCGCGCGGTCTCGTCGTCGGCCGCGATCTGAGATCCATCTCTGATCCAGCCGCGGATCCGCTCGAGCGCCCGCTCGACGGTCATCACCGCCTCCGCGGCATCCGCCTCGACGCGGACCTCCTGCCGGATCGCGTCGCGCCCCTGCCCGCAGCCGAGGGTGTACAGGACGCCGACCTTGAGCCGGATCGTGATGTCGAGCGGCCGGTCGCCCCGGTGCTCGCCGATGGTGAGGAAGTTGCCCGGCGCATCCCGCAGCCACCAGAACCCGGAGCGCTTGTGAGCGCGCTCGAATGCGGCCGTGGACATGTGCCGGTCGCTGGTCACACGCACATTTCTGAAGGACATGCGCACGGCATAAGCCCTGTCCTATTGCGTGTCAACCTGCATCATCCGCCCGAAAGCGCGCTGATCACGTCATCGAGAACCGGCTCGGCGTAGCAGCGGCAGTTGATCGGCTGGCCGGGGTGCCCGTCTGGCGGGGGCTGGTCCCACCGGAAGATCTTGCCCTCGCGCAGCGCGTGCGCCGTGCGGACCCTGGCATCGCCCACGGTGCGCCAGCGGTAGCGCTTGATCCCGAGCGCGTCCTGCCGCGCCTGCACGACCTGTCCCTGCAGCGAGGCGATCTGGTCCCTGGCGATGAACTTGGCCCGGCGCTGCGCGACGCCGGTCGCCTCGACGAGCCGCTCGGCGACGACCGACGCCCGCGACCCTGCGCGGAACCCCTCGTCGACCAGCTCGGCGACGCGGTCGAGGTGCTCCTCGGCGATCGACCGGATCAGCTTGGCGTTGGCCTTCGCCCAGGCGTCCCGCTTGGCGCGCGAGAACCCGGTGTCGGCCGCGAGCACCCACGCCTCGGCGTTCTCGGGCAGCGGGTCGGGCGTCACCTCGATCGCGCGGGCGACCTGGGCGATCGTCGCCTTTTCGTTGAGGCGGTCGACGCCGTCGACGATCCGCTCGAGCGGGATGTTGCCGACGATCCGCTTGGTGGTCCACCGAGCGAGCACCGCGTCGCGCATCGTCTGCAGCTTCGCGGCGAGCTGCTTGCGCCGCTCCTCCGCCAGTCGCGCCCTCGAGGCGTCCGCGGTGTAGTCGTCGAGCATGCCGACGAGGTCCTGCGTCAGCCCGGCGAGGTCGTCGAGCAGCGGCCGCAGGGCGGCCCTGTATTGCCGCTCGAAGGCGTCGGGGTAGGGCGTGATCGGCAGCCGCGCGGCGTCGCGGCGAGGCGGCGGGCGGTCGAGCAGCAGCGGCGCCTCGCAGCCGCACACCACGACCCCGAGAACCTGCACCGCTACGCCGCCTCCGCCACCGGCGGATCGATCTGCGAGCGCTTGGTGGTCGTCGCGCGCATGATCTCCTGCAGGCTGACGACGTAGCGGCCGTTGACCTGGTAGCTGTTGATCGCGCCGCTCTTGATCATCGTGCGGATCGAGTTCGGCCCGACCCCGAAGTGCGCGGCGGCCTCGCCGGTCGTCATCGGCGTCTCGTTCGCGGGGAACGGCCGCGCCTCGTCGTCGTCGCCGGCGATGTCGAGGCCGCCCTCCTCGTCGGCGTCGAGGTCGTAGAACTCGGCGAGGGTCGGGTCGCTGCTGAACTGCGCCGGGGTGAGCTGGCCTGTCATCCAGTCGGCGCTGCGCGCCTGGGCGTGCTGCAGTCGGATGGCGGCCATCTCCGCGTCGCTCGGGGTCCACAGCGGCTTGGGCTCGGCGCTCCACACCTCGGGCTCCTCGCCGGCGGTCGGCCCGAACCGCGCGCACAGCAGCAGCCGCAGGATGTAGCAGAAGGCCGGCAGCAGATAGTCCTCCTGCTCGCCGCCGATGAAGTCGTAGTAGCCGCGGATCTCGCCGGCGTTCTCGCCGTCGCCGAGGCCGCCGGGCGACTGCCCGCGCAGGATGGACTTCGGGATCCAGGTCGACGCCTGCAGCTCGTCGATCTGCAGCATGACCACGTCGGCGAGGCCGGCGATCGAGCGCGTCAACGGGATCATGTCCTCGGTCGAGTCGAGGAAGATCTTGCTCAGGGTGCCGACCGTCGATCGCATGCGGTCGGCCCGCTCCTGCAAAGCCGCCTTCTCGCCGTTTTTGACCATGGCGTGAAAGCCGTTGATCTTCACGACGTCGACCGCGAACGACGAGAGGATCGTCGAGACGTTGGCGAGCGCGTGCCCCTTGGCGCGCAAGGCGTTCCAGATCCGATCGATCTCCGACACGCCCCACCCGCTGAACAGCGTGCGGTCGCGGATCGACAGGTCGCCGTTGACGAACGGGATCAAGCGGTCGCGGTGGACGAGGTTGAGCGCGCCGCGCGAGCCCTGCGTGTGGACATAGTAGTAGAGCGGCTCGCCGAAGTAGGGCAGCGACGGATCCCACTGCCACTGTGCCGGCGTCACCTGCCACCGCTCGAGCACGTGGATCGTGTGTAGCCGCTTCACCGCCCGCCAGTCGATCGGCTGGTTGTGCGTGCGGCCGTCGTCGACGACCAAGAACAGCGCGGATCCGCCGTCCTTGCGCATCCAACGGTACGCGAGCCCGATCCGGCGCATGACCTGAAGGTCCTGCAGCGAGCTCTCCAGGGGTTGCTGGTCGTACCCCTCGAACCCCTTGAGCGTGACGCCGCGACGCACGAGGTCTTTGCCCGGTCGATCGACAACGATCCGCGTCGTCGGCTCGAACAGGTACAGGTTGCGGCGCAGGTCGTCGGGGAGCTGCACCTGGTAGCCGAAGGTCGTGCCGTAGGCGGGGTCGCGGGCGGTGCCGAGGCCGGTCGACATGTTCACCCACCCGCCGCCGCCGGCCTCGGCCGACGAGTCGCGGCGAGGCGGCAGCGCCGGCGCGGCGCCGGCGGGTAGCAGGTGGTCGCCGCGGATGAAGCTCAAGAGGCGGGTGCGCAGGCCCATGTCGTCACCAGTCGAAGTCGTCGCGGTACACGATCAGGATCACGATCGCGAGCAAGAGGACCCCGCACCACGAGCCGAGCACGAACGCCGTGCCTGTGGTCAGGGCGAGGACCATGCCGACCGTCAGCGGAACAGCATGGCGAGGAGGTTGCCGACGAGCAGGACCTCGCAGGCGAGGCCGGCGGCGGCGAGGCGAAGCGGCCATCGCGAGGCGTCCTCACGGGTCTCTCCGCTCGCCTGCACGGGCAGGTGCAGGTGCAGGTGTGGGCTTGATCCGGTCGCGTGGTGCGCGGGGTGTGCGGGGGCTGGTCGCAGTCGACGCAGGTGCATCGGTCCTCTCCTTCTGCGGCCGTGGGCGTGGCCGGGTCTGTCGCATGTAGCGGCTGCCGGCGAGGGCCGCGGCCGCGGTGGTCAGGGCTGATAGGGCCGAGGTGAGCTCGGGTGTCGCCTTGACCCCGAGCAGGTTGAAGGTCGTCAAGATCGCCACCGGCACCGCCATCACGAACAGATGAAGTAATCGACCAGCGTTCATCGCTCGATGATCCTCGCGTGGCGGTGGGGGGTGTCAATGCGCGCCGTCGACCTCCGCCGGGGCCGTCGTCGCTTCCTGGCCCGCCGGCAGCGGCGGCGGGTTCTTCTTGGGGCAGGCGAGCCACAAGACGCCCACGGCGAGCGCGAGCAGCAGGAGGATCATGGCGAAGATGCGGGCGGTGGTGCGCTTCATGTCGGGCTCCCGGGGTTCTCGCGGATCTTCCAGCTCGCGGGGATCGGGGTGCCGCCGTCCGCGAAGTCGGCGCCCCCGTCGCTGAGTCCGAGCTCGTCCTGCGCCCACATGCCGACCCGCCGCCAGATCTCCCACCCGGGGCACAGGGGGCGATCGGCGGCGAACTGCCGGTGGGCGTGGATCCGATCGATCTGCGGGAACTGCCGCACCAGCCGGACGATCAGGCGGCGGGCGGCGATCACCTGGGCGTCGAGCAGCGTGTGCCGGCCGAAGCGCTCGGGCTTGAACCAACCGCCGACGTCGACCTCGACGCAGTCGACCGGCGGCTCGTCGTCGCAGCCGGGTTCGCCCTGCAGGTTGCCGGCGATCTCGATCGCGATGGTGTGCGCGTTGGCGCCGTTCGAGCTGCTCCGCAGGCGGAACTCCGGCGGGTTGATCTCGGCGACCTTGCCCGAACGCTTGATCTGGAAGTGAGCCCTGATGCGCGGCGTGAGCGGGTTGTCGTCGGCCCAGGCAAATCCGTTTTGGTGCAGCGTGATCGAGCGGATCTCGCTGGCCTTGCGCCGGCGCACCCGGTTCGCGGCGGGCGCGAGGTCGGCGAGATCCTCGATCTCGAGGTCGGTCGTCGGCGGTGGCTGCCGCGCGAACCGGAGCACCATGTCGACGAGGCCGGGGAACCAGATCATCACACGACCTGCGCGTAGAGCTTGATCCGCGTCTCGAGCCCGCCGGGGGCCGTGAACGTGTGCATGCGCGGGTGGAGGTTGCCCGGGGCCGTGTAGGTCTTGGTGTAGAGCGTGCCGGCCGTCACCGTCACCTCTTCGAGCAGCAGGGCGACCCAGCCCTTGTCGGTGAGCGTGATCGAGTACCACGACACCTTGCACGACCCGCCGGTGACGACCGTGCCGTCGTCCTTGGTCCACTGCGCCCAGAACGACAGCGTGCGGGGCACGAACGGCCGCGGGTTGTCGTTGTAGCTTGCGTTGGCCGGCTTGCCGGTCGGCACCGCCTCGTCGGTCGGCGGCGTGCCGGCGAGGTCCTTCAGGGGCAGCATGGCAGACATCGGCGCCGGTATGCCCCGGGCCCCGGTGTCGATCAAGCCCCTGGCCAACTCCCTCGCGCCCTCGAGCGCGCGCGCGGCAACCTCGTCGCCGCAGTCGATCCGGCGGCGCGTCACCTTGACGGCGTTGAGCACGGTGCTGTGGTCCATCCCGGCCTGGCGGCCGACGTCGGAGGCCGCGAGGCCGGCGTCGACGCAGGCTGTCATCGCGAGGTGCCGCACCAGCACCGCCCTCGCCGATCGTCCGTGCAGGATGCTCGGCGGGACCTGCAGGGCCAGCGCCACCGCGGCGTGCGTTCGGCCATAGACCGACCCGATCACTTCTCCCCGGCCCTCCTGCGCGCCCGCCAGGCCGCGACGATCAGGTGCCCGTGGCACTTGAACGAGTCCGGCAGCGGCTTGTCGGCCGGCGTCGGATCGGTCGGGGTCCAGGGGCTATCGACGCACGAGCAGACGAGGGCGCAGCGCGCCGGCAGTAGATCGATCGCGTCGACTCGCGGGATCTTGCGCCGGCGCAGGTCGCTGCCCTCGGGCGCCGCGGCCCGAGCCTTCGCAGCGGCCATGTCGCGGCGCAGGTCCAAGCGGAAGCGCTCGAGGCCGTCCGCGTACAGGTCTTTCGGGTAGGGGTTGTTGAGCGCCCTGCTCCAGCGCCACCCATCCGCCGGGTCGTCGTCGCGCTGCGCCGCCATCGGCGGGCGGCCGATGTAGTGGGCGAAGGGCGGCCACTTGCCGCCCTCGAGCGTGGTCGGCTGCGGCGTCGGCGGGCTGAGGTGGTGGCGGTTGACGATCACCGGCTCGTGCGCGACCTCGTCGCGCCTGGTCAGGATCCAGGCGCGCAGGGCCGCTTCCTTCTCGGTGAACGCCTGCCACTCGAGGCGCTCGCATAGCGCCTCGAACTCGCTGCGCAGCGCCGGAGGCCAGCCGTCGACGTCGGCGAGGACGTGGTCGATGTACCTCACCGGCCGGCCTCCATCTCCTCGAACTCGGCGATCCCGGCCCGCTTGATGGTCGGGATCGGCAGGCCGAGGCTTGCGCCGTAGCGGTAGCACCGCCAGGCCGAGGCGACCGCCGAGAACGGCGCGGTGAGAAAGGCGGCGACCCGGCCTCGGGCAGCGACCCTTGCCTCGAGCGCGCCGACCTCGGCGCGCAGGAAGGCGCGGAACAGCTTGACCTCGTGCGTCGGCAAGCGGATCGGCTCAGGCATCGCCGTCGCCCTCCTCATGCCCGAGCGCCTCGAGGCCGGCCACGACGTTGTTGAACAGGCTCACGCCGCAGTCGGGGCAGGTCTCGGCCTCCCCCTCGATCGGCTCGGCGCAGCTCGCACAGCGCGTCACCATCACCAGCCCGGGGATCCCGAGGCCCTCGAACGCCTGGCGGGCGGCGAGCGCGGTCTCGTCGCCGTGGAGGTCGTGGCACGCGAGCAGGCCGACCGCCTCAACGATGGCCCGCTCAAGGGCCGCGACGCGCCCGTCGTCGGCTCCGGCGCTGTCGTCGGGGTAGGCGTGGGTGCGGGCCTCGGCATCGGGGTCGCCGTCCCCGAGGTTCATCGCCTCGAGGCGCCCGTGCGCCAGGGCGAGGACCTCGTCGACGTCGCCGCCGTTGGACCGGCGGTTCATGGCCTCGACGAGCCAGTCGCGGGCGTCGCGGCCGGCGGCCTCGAGGTCGCGCAGTCGCTCGGCGTCGGTGCCTCCGAGTGTCGCCGCGGCCAGCTTGGCCTGCAGGCTGCGGATCTCCGCCCGCGACCTGTCGAGGTCGACCTGGAGGCCGGTCTCGCGGTGAACCATGTCGACCAGCGACCCCTCGAGCGCGGCGACCTTCCCGGCCTCAGAACGGTAGTGCTCGGCATCGATCTGCAGCATCTGGATCTTTGCGGCAACCGCTCGCGCAAGCTCCGGCTGCGTCCTCAACTCCGGTTCACCGCCAAGCGCCGCCTCGAGCGCGGCCCTTGTCTCGGCCTGCGACCTTGCGATGTTGCCCATTCGGCGATCCTCGGCCTGCTGCCGCACGACATCGACCACTGGCACCTCGGCGGTATCGTCGCCGAGCTGATGGGGGTCGAACCCGAACGACTCCATCGCCTCGTGAATGCCCGCGCGCTTCACCGCGGCCAGCTCGGCGGCCCGCCACTCGTGCGACCCAGGCGGGCCGCTGGCGGGCATCGAGAACGTGACCCTGATCGGCCGCCCGTCGTCGCGGCAGGGCACGAGCGTGTCGACGTGGACCACCCACGGCCACACCTGATCGGGATCCCACGGCACCGGCGATCCGGCCGCGGCGTTGCAGTCCTGCACCGCCCACACCTCGAACTCCCCGAGCAGGCCACGATCGGCCCTGCGCAGCAGCCGGCGATCCTTCCCGGTCTTGGCATCATAGGCGACCTGGCCGACCTCGATCCCTGGGCTTGGGATCCTGCGGTCGCGGTCCCGCTCGATGTTGGCCGCGACGAGCATGCTCGGTCCGACCCCGCAGTCGAGCGCGTAGGCGTCGAGCGCGATGTCGGCCGCTCGCACACCCATGCCCGCTCTGTAGCCGTAGGCGTGCAGCCAGCGCGTGACGTGGTCGGCGAAGCCGTAGTAGCTGCCCGAGGTCAGGTGTCGATCGACCTCGCCGTCGCGCAGGTAGAGGGCCTCCGTGTCCATGTCGAGGCCGGGCTTTTCGCCCCGCTCTGACCGCTCCTTGCGCGGGTGCCTCACCTTGATCTCTGCCCGGATCGCGTGCAGCTCGGCGCTGTCCTTCTCGTCGAGCATCTCTCTCAGCCGTGGAATCTGTCGCATGGTGCTCCTTGCCCTTGAGGGCCTTACCGGCCAGGGTAACGACCCCGGCGAAGTGGTCAACGGTTATGACTATGACCGCGTGCCAGATCCAGGCGTGCGGATCGGCGCGCGGCCTCGGGTGCCATCTATCATGGTCAGTGCAGGATTCGGCGCGAGGCGGGCAGCTGCTTGCGCAGCTTCTCGGTGAACTCGGGCAGCGCCTCGACGATCGCCGCGATCTCCGCGTCGGTCAAGCTGTCGTCGACGCGGCAGCGCGTGCGCCCGCCGGCGTCGACCCCGACCTCGACACTCCGCAAGATCACCTGCGCGATCTCCTGGTGGTCGTGCATGACGTGAACCTTCTTGCCCTTCTCAGATGCCATCTCAGATCCCTCCCTTCCACACCGTCAACCACTCCAGGCCGAGCGCGACACGCAGCTCGCGCTGTAGCTGGTGCGACAGGATGTCCGCGGCGTCGTCGTCGGCACCCTCCTCGGCAGCCTGCAGGGCGTTCGCGCTCGCCTCTCGCACCCGCATCATGGCCCGCTCGAAGTCCTCTACGGACACGCGGCCGCGGCGGCTGTCGTAGCCGCACCTGCACACCCTCGCGTTGAAGTCGATCGGGTCGATGAAGTCGCCGCTCAGCTCAGGCCGGAAGGCCGACAGCGTCTTGCACCACGGGCAGGCGCGCACGCCCATGTCGCGGTCCAGATCCCAGCGCTCGAAGCGTCCGGCGCCGCCGCGCTTCTGCAGGGTCTTGCTGTTGCGGTAGACGCCCATGGTCAGGCCACCTCGATCGCGGTGGTGTCGATGTAGCGCGGCTCGGTCGCCCGAGGCGGGCGGGCGGGCGCGATGAACTGGATCCCGGCGACCCGGACGAACAGGAACACGACCCGGCGGCCACGGGGCGGGGCCGCGTCGGTGCCAGCGGCCTGGCGACCGGCCGAGGGCGGGGCGGGCGGGGCCTGCTCGATGTCCGCGCCCGCGGGCAGCGCCCGGCGGGTGGCGATCTCGGCGAGGCGCAGCACCACCGCGGAGGCGGCAGCGATCTCGGCGGCGCGGATCATCGGCGGCTTGGACCGGCCGGGGAGCATCGGCACCCCGATCGCCTGGATGTTGCGGGCGAGGATGCCCGTGAAGCCGTGGTAGGCGGCGAGGATGTGGTTGCGGATCAGGACGGCGTTCGACATGCCCCCGGTATAGACCCTGTCCTATCGCGGGTCAACTAACTTTTTTCCGCGCGCTATCGGATCGACGCGAGCAGGTCCGCGCCGCCCTTGCCGAGCATCGTCACCATGCGCGGGGCGGCCTGCTCGTCTCCGGAGAGGTACAGGTGTGCCCAGACCCGGGCGTCCATCCGATCGAGCTTGACCGTCTCGGTGACGATCACCCCGCTCGGCAGCGTCTTCTCCACCCGGGCGACCTGCTCGTCCTTGTCCCGGCTCGGGTCGAAGGCGTGGAGCTGGGCCTCGAGGGGCTGCCAGCGCTCGGGCCGGCCGACGTGGTGACACAGGCCGAGCTCGTACGCCTGGGCCATGACGGCGAGCCGGGCCCCGGCGCCGCCCTTGGCCCGGACCGCGACGAACGGGATCGGCAGGTACGGCTGGCGCTTCTCGATCAAGGCGCGCACGTAGGTGTTGATCGCTGCCTCGATCATCTCTCCGCCGTAGTTGACCTCGCCGACGATCGCGTCGGCCCCCCAATACAGCGCGGCCTCGTAGATGATCCGGGGCCAGGCGTAGGCGGTGTGGTGCCCGGACAGGTCCTCGAGGGCGTACTCGTGCCCGTCGCGCCCGCGGCCGACGACGACGATCCCGAACTCGGCCGCGTCCTCCGAGCTCGAGCCGGCGGGGTCGGCCGCGACGCAGATCGTCTCGAGGCCGAGGACCCGCCGCAGCCAGGAGTACGCCGACTCGCCCGGCAGCACCGGCTCGTCAGGCTCGAGGCGGCAGTTGTTGAGCAGCTCGAAGGGGAACAGGGTCCGCGGGTTGCCGGCGAGCAGCTCGCCGAGGACCTCCTGCCGGCCGAGGCGCGTCCCCATCTTCGCCCGCTGCAGCGCGATCCACTTGGCCGCCTGGTTCGCGGCGTTGTCGAGCGACGACCCGCGCACGATCCGGACCTCGCCCTTGGTCGCCCGGTCGTGCAGATCGAACATCGCTTTGACCGGCAGCGGGGTCGTCGTGTAGAGCGCCCGCGCCAGGCCCTTGCGGAGCGCCTGCTCGATGTTGTCGAGCGCGCTGCCCCCCTCGTTCTTCGGCTGGCGGAAGAACGCGACCTCGTCGGCCCACACCCACCCGATGTTCGGCCCGCGCAGCGTCTCGGGCTTCTCGGCGGTGAAGTAGTAGGCGCGCATCCCGTTCGGCCACAGGAGCATCTTTTTCGACGGGTAGAACTTCGGTTTGAACCACGGCGGCGAGCAGGCGAGGATCCCCGACTGCCCCTCGATCATCGTGGCGATCGCGTCGTGGGCCGTGCGCGCGACCAGGGCGATGATCGGCGCGCCCTCCGACAGCGGCGGCTTGCCGAAGCCGCACGCCTCGGGGTGCTCGGCGACCCAGCGCGTTGCCTGCCCGCCGACCCGCGTCTTGCCCCACCCGCGCCCCGCTTGGATCAGCGTGATGAGCTCGGAGCCCGGCCGCCAGATCTGCTCGGGGCGGGCCCAGAACTCCCACAGCCACGGCAGGCGGGCCTTCACCTCCGCGGGCAGGCCGCGGAGCCACTCGGCGCGCTGGCCCGGCTCGAGCTTGGCGAGCTCGGCGATCTGCGGCGACAGCTTCGCCGACAGCTTGCCGAGATCCAGATCGAGCCGGGCCGACACGTTGCGTTCACTCCCTCGGCAGCGGGTACATGTCGAACCGGGCGAGGAACCACCGCGCCTGCCGCTGCCGCCCCTGCTTCGCCTGCTCGGGCAGGTCGTCGAACGGGATCCACGGGCGCGGCGGGTCGAGCTTGACGACGGTCAGCCCACGCTCGATCGCCTCCCGCTCGGCCTTGTGGATCTCGTTCGCGAGGTACAGCACCTCGCTTTCGTGCAGTTCCTCGGGCGGGTGAGTGCGCGGGCGGAAGTCGTGATCCTCGAGCAGGCGCTCGGCGGTGAGCTCGCGCCCACAGCGGGCGTCGGGGCGGATGTCCGGCCATTCGGTGAACGCCGGCCGGGACTGGCCGACCGCATGCGCGAGAGTGTCGCCGGCGGCGACCGAAGCGCGGCCGCTCTCGTGGATGAACAGCGCGAACAGGGGGATCAGGTGGACGATGTCTCTCATGTGCTCCTTGGTGCCCGCTGGCGGGCTTTTCGATCACGGCTGTCTGCGAGCTTGGAATGACCGCGCGCCGCCGGCAGCAGCTCGAGCAGCGCGTCGATCAACGCCCCGGCCTCCTTGGCCGTCAGCGTCGGGTGGAAGTTGTGGCGGTGGCGCTCGACTTCCACCGCCACCGCGTCGGGGTCGCTGTCGCCCTCGCCGTGCCACAGGGTCAGGTGCCAGGTCTCGGATTTGGCCCGGACGTGGCGTTCGGCGCCGCTGGCGGGGCGCGTCACCCGGCCCCCGCGGGCGCGCCCTGCTTGGACGCGACGACGAACGCCTCGAGCTCGCCGACCATGCCGCGGGCCCGGGTCAGTAGCGCCTCGGCGTCCTCGGCCGGCGGGCGCGCCGCGCTGCGCATGCGGCGGACCTCGCGGTCGTACTTCGCCACCTGCCCCTCGAGGCTGTTCTTCACCGCCTCGAGGCCGGCGACCTGCCGGCGCAGCGTCTCGATCTCCCGGTCGCGCTCGCGCAGCACCTTGGCCGCCTCCTCGGCGGCGATCTGGCGCTGCACGACCGGGGCCTTGCCGGGGGCGTGCGGCCACGAGCAGACCGAGCACGCCTCGCCCTGCTCGTCGGCGACGAACGACCACCGCGGGGCGCCGCACATCGGGCATGGCGCAGCACCGCCGCCGTCCTCAAGGCGAGCGGCGAGCGACTCGAGGTCGTGCCCCGATGTCGGCCCGGGCGCGTGCGGGGTGAAGGCGGTCTGGACGACGCCCTTGTCGCCGGCGAGCAGCGTGACGCCGACGCCGCCGCCGAGGTGCATCAGGACGAAGTTGACGAGGTCGAGCGGGCACAGTTCACCCTCGACGCGCACCGGCATCCGCGCCTGCTCGGCGATGCGGGCCTCGTCGGGGACGCCCTTGAGGAACGGCTCGAGCGCCGCGGCGCCGCCGGCCTCGATCACCGCGCGCAGCTTGACCGCCCACTCGTTCGCGAAGATCCGCGCGGTCCGCTCGCGCGCGAAGTTGGTGGAGCGCAGGCCCTCGCGGGCCTCGCTGTCGATCGTCCGGGCGGCGGCGGCGTGCTCCTCGGCGACCTGTCCGCGCAGCTCGGGGGCGAGGCGGGCCCGGGACTCGCCGGCGCGCTCGAGCACCCGGCCGGCGAGACGGCGCGCCGCCTCGAAGCGGCCGGCGGTTAGGGCGGCGCGGGCCGCTTCGAGCTGCCGCTCGTCGTAGTCGCCCGCGGTCGGGTCGGCGGTGTCGGCGTCGTACCGCAGCAGCACGGCCCGGCGCGTGACCTGCCCGTGGCGGTCTGCGAGCTCGGCCGCCTTCACGAGCGGGCGGGTGGTGTCGAGGGTGGCGTCGGCGGCAGCGGCCGCGCTGGCGGCCGTGGTGGTCGTGGGTTCAGGGACGAACTTCGGCATGGGTCGCATCCTCGCCGACGTCGGTCGGCTGGTCGAGGCAGATGGGCAGATAGAACACGTGGCACTCGCAGAAGTGCCGCCAGGCGTCGACGGCCGGGAACACCCGCCCATCGGACGGCCCGGCCACGCGGGCGCGGCCGTGGTAGGCGAGCCCGCCCATGCGCGCCTCGGCGCCGGCGGGCACGAGCAGCAGGTCGAACCCCGCCGTCCGCGCCCGCTTGTCGCCCGCCGGCCAGCGCTCGACGGTGGCGAGGAAGTGGACGGCGTCGCGGTCCAGGTCGAGCGTCACCTCGATCAGCCGCGTCGCCAGCATGCCGCGCGAGACGAGCGCCCGGATCTCAGCCGGCCGACCATGTGTGATCGCGTCAATCACCGCCGGAGCGGCGGCCTCGTAGAGCGCGAGGGTCTGCATCCCGGTCAGGCTCACAGCACCCTCTCAAGCTCGCGCTCGGCCTCGGCGCGGTACTGTTCGCGGCGGTCGAGGCTGTCCTCCTCGCGCGCGCAGCCGAGGTGGTCGAGGGCGCGACGGATGCCGGCCTCGAGCTCGCGCACCCGGGCGTTCGTGCCGGCGGCCGCGCGCAGGGCGACGACGGCCTCGGCGTCGGCCCGCTCGAGCAGCAGCGGCGCGGCGCCCTTGAGCTCCTCGACGACGTCCGCGGGCAGCGTGAAGGTCTCTCCGTGCGCCTCGTAGACCTTGTCGAGCGTCGACCGGCGCAGGGCCGCGAGCCGCGGCACCATCTCGATCACGCCGTCGATGAGCTGGTCGTCGGCGATGCCGTCGTGCTCCTGCCCGTCGATCACCTGCGCCCGCTCGAGTGCCGTGAACAGCCTGTCGAGGGCGCCCCGCACCTTGAGGCTGTTCGAGCCCCAGGCGCGATCGATCGCCTCGCGCAGCCTTTCGTCAGTCTCCTCTCCCATGTGGTCCTGCGCCCAGGTTCGCCAGCGCGCCTGACGGTCGACGCCGAACCGATCGAGGAGACCTGCGGGGGCGACGGGGACATCATCGCGGAGAAGGTCACGAACCGCCTGCGGCAACTCGAGCTGACCCGCAAGCAGCAGGGCGACCGTTGGCTCGGAGATCTTCCTGATCTTGCGCTCGATGTCATCCGCGACGGGATCGACCCCGATTGGGATGAGGGTGTGTTCGACCCGACGTTCCAGCGCGGGCCGGACGAGACCCAGGACGCCTACAAGCAGCGCATCACGGCCGAGCTTCTCGCGCGCCTGGAGGGCGCCGGCTACGTGTTCAGCCAGAAGCGCGACGGGAGCTGGTGGTGGAGCGACCGCGAGGACGAGGGCGCGTTCGAGGGCAACGACACGCCGCTGCCGAGCAAGGCGCTGGCGATCGCCGGCGCGTGGGCGCACTTCTGCGAGCGCAACCGGGCCACCGGCGACGGCGACTGGATCGAGGCCCACGAGGCCCTCATGCACCCGGCGGTTGCCGAGGACCAGCTCGAGGACGGCCGCGTGCGTCGGTGCCTGCGCGGTGATGTTGAACCTGTCGTCGTTCATCTCCCGCTCCTGTCCGCCGGGACACACCGGCCTTGCTCGTGGATCAGCACCGGCGGCGTCCAGGTATCGGGCGGGTCGTCGGCAAAGTGGTGGTAGAGGTCGCACGCAGCGGCGGTCGCCAGGGCGACGGCGGCGTAGTTGATCAGCGAGCGCGCGGCTCGCCAGAGGTCGCGGGACAGCTTCATCGGCGGGTTCTCCTGTTCTTGCGGGTGCGGGCCGACGCCCGCTCGATGCGGGCGGCGACCTCGGCCTTGGGCTCGGTCTTGATGTGCTGCTCCTTCGCCTTCTTGACCGCCGCGATCTCGGCGGGACGGTAGAAGATCGGCGAGGAAGGGTGAGGGCCCTTCCACCAGCTCGGCCCGATGCCGACCGATCGCCAGCGGGCCAGGGTGGCAGGCACGACCCCGAGGCGCACCGCGGCCTCGGCGATCGTCATGGTGTAGCCGGCGCGATCGGCCGCGCGCTGGCCGAGGCCGGAGGGCTCGAAGCGGGGCATCAGCGCCCGCCCTCCTGGCGCGGGTTCGGCACGCGCTGCCGCGCCTCGCGCTCGATCGTCACCCTGCGCGAGTCGTAGCGCTTTGCCGCGGGCGTGTCGTTCTCGTCGTCGTGATGCCGCGGCTCGAGCCCGTGCAGGACGCAGGGAACGCCGGGCAGGCAGGACTCGCAGGCAGACTTAGATCTCTTCACCGGCCACGCTCCAATGCCTCGACGATCTTGCCGTCCTTGACCGTGTACGGCGTCTTAGCCTTGAGCGTGTCGATCTCAGCGGTCGCCAAGCGCCAACGCCCGGCAACATACCAGCGGAAAATCAGCGTCGACCCGTAGCCGCCGGTGAGCGTCGACCGGGCGCCGCCGGTGAGCGTCGACCCGTAGCCGCCGGTGAGCGTCGACCCGTAGCCGCCGGTGAGCGTCGACCCGTAGCCGCCGGTGAGCGTCGACCCGTCGCCGCCGGTGAGCGTCGACCGGGCGCCGCCGGTGAGCGTCGACCGGGCGCCGCCGGTGAGCGTCGACCCGTCGCCGCCGGTGAGCGTCGACCGGGCGCCGCCGGTGAGCGTCGACCGGGCGCCGCCCTCTCTAACAACCCCCATCGCCAGCGCCCCGAGTTGCCCCGCTGCAGCCATGAACGCAAGGCAGTCGCGAAGGCGATCCCCCGCATTCTCGCCCTTTCCAACGTACTCGATCCGCGCGACTGCGACCTTGGCCTTGCAACTGTCGATCACCACCATGTCAGCGGTAGCAGCAGAAAAGACCAACCACTGTGCTGTCTCGGACCAGTCGGCAAGCCCCGCATCACCCTCACCATGCAAGAACCCATGCAGGCCATCTCCGCAGACCGGCCGCGGATCCCAGCGCTCCGGCCTGCATTCCGCGCCAACCTCGTTCGGCCAACGATAGCCGCCGTGCGCGGTAAAGTCGGCCCTGCACGACCTCAGCAACAAAACTCGCCCCTCTTCTGTCTGTTCCATTTGTTCGAACATTAGTCAGAGGTTATGCCCGGCGCAAGTCCCCCGCCGCTGTTTTCCACCGCGGCGGCGGCCACCGCGGCGCCGATCGTCTGCTCGAGCAGCGCGAGCAGGTCCTCGTCGCTCATGTGTTCGGGGCCTGCGGCTGCGGCCTCCTGATCGGGGATGTCAGACCCGATCACAGATCGCGCGTGGCCCGATCCGCCTCCGAACCGCAGCGGCAGGTACTTCACGCCGAGCTCGGGATCGTTCCTCGCGGCGCGCGCGAGCGTCTTGACGACGCCGCGCTTGTGGTTGGCCGTCGCCTTCCGCACCCGCAGGTAGAGCTGCCCGCGCCAGTCGAGCGGCACCTCGCCGCCCTCGGTCTGCGCGAGACGGGCGTTCGCCTCGCCGAGCCGCATCCACTTCGAGAACAGCGACCCGCTGACCCCGGACGCGGCGGCGGCGTCCATCTGCGGCAGGCCGTCCTCCTCGATCGACCGCACGATCTCGGCGATGAGGTCCTCGGGCGGCTCGTGCGTCGGATCCCACGAGTTCAGCCACGACCGCCCCGCCGCCGGCGCCGATCCTTCGGCCGACCGCTTCGCGGCAGCCGCGGCCGCACCGGATAGCGATCCCGTGCGCGTGGGCGGTTGTGGCGGACGCGGGGCCATGGTGAGCGCGTCGTCGGCTTGTGGATCGGTGCGCGGGGCGCGGTCAACGGGCGGCCGGCGGTGACATCACTGATGCCATCTATGATGGTCGGCGCGGGGTGGCGGTCGGCGAGGCGGGCGCGCCGCCGGTCGCCATGACAGATCGATCTGTGATGGTCGGTCGCCGCTCGTCCCCGACGTCGGTGCTCACCCGCTCCCGGGCCGCCGCGAGGAGCTGCTCGCAGACGGGGCGCAAGGGCTCCGACCTCGGGTCGTCGGTGCCGTAGAAGGCCAGGACGAACAGGGGAATGCCGAGGGCGTGGGCGATGTCCTCCATCGTCGGGAGGCTCGGGATCCGCTCGCCGCGGGTGAGGGCGCCCAGGTACGAGGTCGACAAGCCGGCCCCGCGGGCGACCCGGGCCGGGGTCGCGCCGGTGGCGGCGAGGACATGTCTGATCGCCCGGGCGACGTCCATCTGTGATGGTCGGCGGGTGGTCATCGGGGCCTCGTCTCCCGGGCGAGGTCGGCGGCCCAGGCCCGCAGGGCGGTCGCCTCCCGGCGGGCGGCCCGGGCCTGCTGCACGAGGCGCTTGGCGGGGTTCGGCCAGTCGGCGGCCTCGGCGGCGAGCGACCAGAACTCGGCGGCGGCCTCGAGGCGCTTGGCGACCCGGCGCAGGTAGGCCGCGAGCGGCTTCTTGCCCCGGACGGTCATGCGACCTCGAGCGGGGCGAGGCCCTCGGGGCGGCGGGCGAGCGCCTGCCGGTGAAGGGCGGCGGCGGCGGCCGGGTCGATCAGCGGGTACCAGTTCGGCCCGATCGCCACGAACGCCCGCAGCCGCGCGACGGCCGGCACGGCGATGCCGCCAGGCCCGCCGATCTCGTAGGCCCAGAGGAACAGCGAGTCGGGCCCGAGGGCGACCTTGCCGGCCCGGCCGGGGCCGAACATGGCGACCGTGTAGGCGTTGCCGGGTTCGGCAACGTCGACGAGGCCGAGGTCGCCCGACTGCACCAGCCAGCCGCCCGAGCCGATCGACGGCGGCCAGGCCGGCGGCTGGTCCTTGATGAAGACGACGCCGGCGGCGGTCGGGTCGCCCTTCTCCTGCCGGTACTGCCCGAGGTGGTCGCGGGCGATCGCCGGGGGCGGCGGGGGATAGGGGAGCTCCATGCGGAAAAAACTCATAGATGGCATCTCTGATGGTTGGTGCGCGGCCGCTGCCTCCCGCCCGGCCGCCGCGCATCGACCGGGTCTCGAACCTCTCGCGCGAAGGCCGCCCGCGGCGCTAGCCTGCGCCGGCCATGGCAACCAGAACCTTCGCACCCCAGAACATCTCCCTCATCGTCGTCGACGAGTCCGCCGTCGACGTCGCCTCCCCCGGCCAGCTCAAGCTCGACCTGCGCCCCTCGGTCAGCGGCGGCGCCAAAACCGACCTCTCCAACGTCAGCGCGCAGACCCTCACGCTCGGCGACGGCACCAGCTCGCCGGCCCTCAACCTCGTCAAGAGCGACGGCGGCACCGGCAAGCTGTCGATCAAGGTCAGCGCGACCGAGCGCGCCCGGTTCGGCCTCACCTCCGGCGAGGCGCTCGAGCTCGTGCAGAACGACTCGGACGGGGCCGAGGTCGGCAAGCTGTCGTTCAACGCGACGACCGGCGCCCTCACCAGCACCAAGGGGCTGACGATCTCCTCCGGCGGCCTGACCGTCACCGCGGGCGGGCTGACGGTCAGCGCCGGCAAGGTCCGTCTCGGCCTGACCGAGTACGCCAACAACGCGGCGGCCCTCGGCGGCGGCCTCGTCGCCGGCGACCTCTACGTCCTCGCGGCGACCAAGGCCGTCACCGTCGTCGTCTGACCTTTCGGTCATACCGCGGGCTCGCCCGCATGTTCAGGCGCCGGCGACGGCGTCGACGGGCGCCCCTTCGGCCGCGGCGGTGGCGGCCCCGACGACCCGCGCACGCCCGGCCCGGTCCCGGCGCCGTACCCGCCCGGGCCCGAGCTCGCTGCGACCAGGGCAACAGCCATCAGCATCGCGCTCGCGCGTCTCATCGTCCGGCCTCCTCGTCGAGCTTGCGGATCAAGGCGTCGGGCGTCAGTCCGATCCCGATCACTCCGGCGACGTACATCTCGCGGGCGTTGAGGCCGACCCACGACGTCGTCATGCGCCCGTCCCCCTTGCGCATGACGACGCGGGCGACGAGCAGCCCCGACTCGTCGGGCCAGAAGGCGACGCCGGCGAGACGACGCAGGACGCTCGACGGTTTCGTCATGCGCTTCATCGTCTCCTCGTAGTAGCGCTCCATCAGCCTGTCTGGGGTCGCGTGCGGCGCTCCGAAGTGGCTCGAGCGCAACTCGATCGACTCCTTGCCGGGGTGGATGTCGAGGTAGCGCGCCGCGCGTGGGCGCGGCATCCCGACGAAGCCGTGCTCCTTGAGCACGAACTCGTCGCCTTGTGCGATCTGTTCTTTCATTCATGTCTCCTCAAGTTGCTCCCACGTCAGGAAGCTCCATCCGGGGCCGTCCTCGCGCGACCAGATCCCGGCGTCCGTCTGCACCTCGAAGGCATCATCTGCCCCGAGGTCGTGATCGAGTGCGGCGAGCAGGATCGCCTCCAGCGGCGCGGCGTCGGCGACTTGAACCCGCAGGCTCCACACCTCGCCGTCTGCCTCAAAGAACACATCTACCGCGACGAGCAGCACCAGGCCGACCTGCGCCGCGACGGCGCGCGCCGCCTGCATCTCCTCGAGCGCCTTGGCGAACCGCGAGGGGCCGCTGCCGTCGAACGAGTGCGCACCGGCGGCCTTGACGATCAGCAGGCGCCGCAGGCTGTTCACCCGGCCGACGTGGCACTTGGCCCCGCGGTCGCGCGCCAGATCGGCCCAGGTCCGCGCTGTTGCCTCTTTCCACTCGCTCGACCCGCCGGTGAGGTCGATGGCCGCGATGGTCGCTGGCAGACGAGCTTCGTTCTCAGGCCAACGCCATTCCCACTTCGCGGCGTCATCGAACTCATCCGCGGCGC